AACAGAGATTTTTAAACGATCTGCACCTGGAGCGGCATAATTATTAAATCCTTGAGAATTATCATTTAAAGATTCATCGCTATCGGATGTGATAATTTCTTCATTTACAAATAGTCCAACTCTATAATTTGGTCTATTATTATATTGATCTAGAATTAAAGTTTCGGAATTTACAGTTACAAACTGCCCTCTTACAAAATAAACTCCATTTGTGATAGAAAATGCTGATCCAATGGAAGTGGCATTTTGTGCGATTGTTGATGCAAAAGGTTGACCAACTGCTATTAAAGAATTTCCCAATAATCCAGAAGTGATTTGCGTATTGCAACTTAAAAGTTCTCCATCCGCAAATTGTTGAGTTGAATTATTTTGAGTATTTGACGCCAGATAATTTATATAAAGAGTTAAATTTCCTCTTTCAGAGTCAGTTGGGAGTAAAATTTTATCTACTACTGCAGTTACTCCAGAAGTTTGCCCTGTTATCTTTGTTCCTACTAATTGATCTGCATATGCAGAAACCGGTACTCCAAGATATGTATTTTGCAGTTCTACTGCATAGTAAAGTTGTGTGTATCCAGTATTTCCTGGAATAACTTTTGCGCCTTCTTTGAAAAAATGTTGACCAAATTTTTCAATTTGATTTTGTAATATTGACTGTAAAGTCGTTAATTCTCTAGCTTGTACTGGATAACCAGGCTTAAAAAGAACGCGATAATATGGAGCTACGTTGAGGTTAGTTTCCTGAGACATAATTCTTTAGAACTGCAAAATGACTTTAATATCTTCTTTTTGATTTGATGATCTGGTAATTGCTGGACGATTATCCACGTAAATTATATTTCCTGTGTATTTTTTAACCTCAGGAAGAGCAACACCACTCGTAAATTCTTGACCAAGATAATATGTCCTACTATTTATTATTGTTGATATACCTGTAAAAGTTGTTTGAATTGCTAAATTTGAACCACTTGATGGCACAATAGTTAAACTTCCCCCGCTTGAAGGTGAACTTGTAAATTCCACTAAGTCAAATCCATAAGTTGGGTTTGTGATTGCAACACCAACCGTTGTAAATCCAGCGAGTGATCTATCTTGCCAGTATTTAAGGACACCCGTTGTTTGATCATAACTAACGACTCTACCAACTGCTGTACTTCCTGTCGCAACAGTTTGTGTAAAATAAGAATCTGCTGTAAAAGTTGCAGAACTATATCCTGTACCAGTAAGTTTTAATGCATAAAGAGCACTTGCTTTATCTAAAGTTAATAAAGTTCCTGTGCTTACTTGAGGATTTTCAACAATTCCAACTCTTGCAATTTGATTTCCAGTTATAAAGTCTGGATTCTGATTGTCGTTTTCAATTCTAGAATATAAAAGAACATTATATGCACCCAATTCTCTATAAATGTCTTTTCCGTGTCCACCTTTAGGTGGAATAATTACATCAAACGTTGGTCTAGTTGTTCCAGTTGGAACATTACCTGCAACTAAATCGACATTACCATATGTATATCCAGAACCTTGATTCGATACTGTTACAGATTCTACTTTCTGATCATTATTAATTACAATTGTACATTCTGCTCCAGTTCCATCACCTTTAATCGGAACTCTAGTGTAAGTTCTATTAGCAGTTCCTACACCAACACCTCTATTAGTAATAGTTACAATTTTAATTGATCCATCAATTGCATTATCTCTTACCGCCGCGTTATCTGATGATGTTGACCAATTTGCAGGGACTGATATAAAATCTGCAGTTTCAAATTTTGTAACCTCTGATGCCTTTATTGTATAAAGATATTTCCAAATATATCCATCTCCACTTGTTCCTGCAGATCTTGGTTCTAAATCAGTAAAAGTTGGCTCATCTAACGATGGTTTTCCGTTGGGAGTATCTGGCGTTGTTCCATTTTGGAGACAGATGTAAACTCTATAATCACTATTTACAACGTAATATGATGCAGCATATAAATTAGTGGAACCAGAGACTTTTGCAATATTTGATCTACTATAATCGTGACGATACATATCATAAGTTGTCCCAGAAGACCATAATCTTTTTTGAACAACTTGTCTTACATCAGATGTGTTAATTTTTTTCAATGCAATCATAGTATCCCAATAATTATTTTCTTCATCAAAAGCATCTTTTGGTGAAGGCGGGTTTGTATCCCAATCTGATTGAACTTGATTTGGATTTGGTAATCCAATAAATGAATAGTAAGAATTTGTTGCTGAGCTTACACCCGAAACAAAATTTTTAGCATTTAATATTCTAATCTGATCAGTTATAATTGCAGCCATTTGACGCGGTTTTTTATCTATTTATTAGATGTAATTGAGGTATTTAAGAGGGGAACTTCTTCTTATCATGGTTCCTGTTGATATTCCAGAGTAACCATTTAAAGTATATGCATTATAAGAAATTGATTTTTCTCTATCACCCAATAAAATTCTTCCCCAACTATATTCTCCATAGAAGTTACTAAATCCTATTCCAGAAAGTCCATTGTAAGAATTGAGACTTACCGTAACTTTTGCGACATAAGTCACTCCTAAACCTGGCGTTGATGTTTGTGCGATGGAAACTGCTACCGCTTGATAAACATTATCCAAGAATGTAGTTCCTATACCAATTATAGATCCATTTGTATCTAATGAAGTGACCCCATTTCCCACGTTTGAATTGTGGACAACAAAATAATATCCTGTTGTTATCCCACTAATGGTTGTAAATCCAGTAATTGAAGAATTTCTTAATACAGAATCTTTGGGAATTAAAAATTCAAATACAATTCCAGTTGAAGCAACACCAACTGATGTTGTTGAAATTCCAGTGATAATACCAAAATCACCATCATAGACACTTACAGTATTGTTTTCCACACCAAAAGAGGGAGGAGAAATTAAAACTTTAGGTGGATTTGATGATGTGTATCCAACCCCTGGACTTGTAATAGCAATTCCCGCTACTGTTCCACCAACCCCAATAGTCACAGAACCAAAAGCTTGTGTGGTTGTTCCTCCACCAACTGTCGAACCAAAACTTACAGAGGCAGTTGTATATCCTACTCCACCGTCAGATATTACTACTGAAGAAATTGTACCTAAACCAGATACTATTGCAGTTGCTGATGCCGATACGTTAGTATTTTGTGGAAGTATTATAATATTCTTTTGGAATGTTAACGAAACATCATTTTCATTTAATGGATTAAAGAATGGTCTTATGGAGTCTACAAAAGCAACTGTGGACCCAATTCCAACAGATTGAATCAAATAAGATGAAGGATATATAAATGCCTCATATAATTCTCTATCTTTCCCCACATATTTTTCATTAATAATTTTATCTTCAGTCTGTCTGCACCAAGTAACTGGTCTTGATACATTTGCCGATAATCCTGGACCATAATATGGAATTGTCTTTACTAAATCTGTAGAATCAACTGAGGTTACCGTTCTTTCAGTTTCTTGTAAAGATGCTGGTTGTCCTGCAAGAGAATCATAACCAACAGTCAAATCATCGCCAATTTTAACTGTTTCTATTATTTCTCTATCAATAACATCAATAGACCCACTTCCTTTATAGAAAAGGATCTTACAGGTATCTCCTAACTTTGGAGCCTCAGTAAATGTGATGATACTTCCTCCAGTAAATTTATATCCAGATCCTGGAATTTGCAAGACATCATTTAAAAATACTAAGAAATTATCCTGAATGTTAATATTTGATCCTTTAGATGATCTGTATGATTTAAGAGCACCAGATACTCTTAATGGGAAAGTGATTCTAGAACCATCAAAAAGACTTTCAATGTTATCTAAAACCTCAAGTTGACCAATTGACCATCCAGTAAATTTGTCAGAAAGTACATTTTGAACTGAAATTTGAAATTCTTTAAAAGATTTGGTAGGATCTGTAGGAATACCAACTGTTCCTCCAATAGAAACTGTTAATATTTCTCCTGGCTTATAACTATAACCAAGATTTTTAATTTCAAAATCAATTACACTAGATCCCTGACCAACTACAATATCCACAGTTGCCTGTGTTCCAATCCCTGGCGTTGATGATGAACTATAAACTAATGGAATATTAGAATATGATATTGGATCATCTATAACAACATATGGTGGATTTGATGAAGTATATCCAGTACCTGGATTTGTAATAGCAATACTAACAACTCTGCCGTTACTTACAACTGCAGTACCTACAAAGTGAATTGATGGAGTTCCTGTAGTTGATGTTGCTACACCAACTCTTACTGTTTGAACTCCAACTCTATAACCAGATCCACTATTTCCAATGCTAATAGAAGAAATAGTTCCTAGACCAGAAACTATTGCAGTTCCACCTGCAGAAATTAATGGTTGATATCCAAATCCTTCAGTTGATCCTACAGAAACAATAATTCCACCTGCAGGAAGAGATGAAGTATTTACATCATATGAAATTGAAGTTGCAGTTCCGGTGAAGGAAAGTGTGGTTATTCCGATTGATTCTGATAAATTATAATCATTAGTTAATCCTGGTCCTTGGAAAATATCATTGATTAGAATGACAGCATTTTCTGTAGATATACCTGTTACATTGGACCCATTTGATTTTAAATTGAAGTTTTTAGTTGATCCAGTAAATTGTTCTGATATATCATCAAAAACATAATTTTTGTAATAAGTTTCATTTGAACTTGTCGGTGTTCCAGATCTCATAAAAGATCTTCCTTGGAAAGTAGAACTCGTAGATATTCCTAACCAATCTCTTTCATCTGGAGGATTCGTTGAAGTAGATAACGGTATGTTTCCATAAGGAGCTTCTACAAAGTTTAAAGTATTATCTACAATGTTGTAATTTCCAACAACTTTTGTAACTACGGCACCTGTAGAATGTCCAGAGACATTTGTTCCCATCCAAGGTCTACGAACTCTGATTGCATTGGTGCTTCCAACACCAACAGAATCAATTCTCATAATTTCACTATCAATTCTAATAAGATCACCACCGAAAAATGAGGTTATTCCACTTACATAAATTGAATCATCTGTAGTAAATGCATTAATAGATAAAGTTGTTGTTAACGCGGTGGAGACTAATGGAGATTGAATAAGATTATCGATAGCAACAATAACCTTTGCATTTTGATTAATTGAGGTAAATGTATGAGAAGTACCAATTCCAACCGTGGTTAAATCTAAAACTTCTGGTGTTGGTTTAAGAGCCGCTTCAGCACTTCTCGCTAGTTTAATAATGTTTTCACTTATTTTTACAATATAAACTGATGATGGAACTTTATCCGTAGTTCCAATACCTACACCAAAATCTGTAGAAGCAATTCCAATTGCCTGAGTACTTCCTGCACCGGCATGTGAATAAACAACTTTTTCTCCCGTAACGAAGAAATGATTTGGAATTGTTATTGTATTTGATGCGGTATCTGCAATTGATACATTACTGCCGTCAAAGTCTCTTCTAAAAATTTCATTTCCTCTATGTCTCAGATCAAATGCTCTTCTGATATCTCTATCAGTTCCAAAATAAGTCCCATCGTTTGTTTCTATACTTCCATTGTTGAATGAAACTGTATCTTTTGCATCATCTTGATATCTTAATGCATTAAAGAATCCAACAACTCTAACATCAATACCAGACAAAGGAGTGAACGTTATTTGTGTAATTGATCCATTCTTTGTAGCGCCAAAAGTACCTAAACCTGCATAAGTTTCAATTACACCAAATTCTGTAACATAAATCTCTCCAGGAGAAGAATCGGTCTGATCATCCAAAGCAACAATTTCTGATAATTGGTATCTGTTATTTGTTATATCTGATATTTGTATCAAGGAATATGAACAATCATAATCTCCAGGATATTCAATAATTGGCGTTGCAACAGGTGACCCAGATGCTGATATTGATGTTGAAATACCTTGCAATCTGGCATGTTTCATATCATATGTACCAATTCCAGATGAGGTTCCACCTAAAAGTGTTTGGAATGTGTTAACAGTAACTGCTAGTCCAACATTTGGATAGAAATCTACATTTAGATTGGAACCAGAAATATATGGATGATATGTTCCTAAACCAGAACTTGAAAATATATCCGCAGAATGATTGGTTAGTTGTCCATACTCTAGTAATTCAACATTAGTTCCATCATGGACAATATTTAATTCGTCAAATTCGTATTGTCCATTTGATGCCGTAATCTCAACTAAAACTTTTGCAGAATTATAAGTTGTTCCTACACCAACAATAGTTGTTGATCCGGAAGATACAAAGTTGCTGCTTGTTTTTATTGTCGCTAAATCCCCAAAATGAGAAGTTCCAATACCAAGCATTGAATCTTTTAAGTTATATGAAAGAGTTGATACGTTGTAATCATTAATAG